AATGTTCTCAATCGTCTTAGATTCGCCATTATACGGAGCTGTCGGGCGGTGGATACGGCTGATCTTCGAGAAAAGGCCCAGCGCCGCGTTCTTCTTATGACCGCCCTGGTTGTCGCACACGATCTCGTAGGGTTTGTGCCGGCTCGTCTGGATAGCCATGCGGAAAGCATGGTACTGGGCGATATAGTCCTCGTTGTCGCTGATGTAATAACCGAGCAGGACTTCACTATAGGCATCCACCACCTCGTACACGCTTGTAGTGCACTTGTTTCCGTTCTCGTCACGATAGTAGAGGTTCAGCTTCGTGCCGTCGCCATACCAGAGGCTGTCACGACGGCCCGGAAGGATGGTCCGGTGCTTGCGGTCATAACGCTGGTGTGCCTTCATTTCCCCATAAACGGCATCGTACCACAGAGGTTCGACACGCGGGCTGTTGAACCATTCGCGGAGGCTGCGGGGACTCTTCAGGGGCTTCCAGCCACGTTCCGGAGCGACACGGTTGTACTCCTCGAAGATCTCCATGTCAGTATAAACCGGAACGCGGCTGCGTTTCAATGCTACAAGGTAACGCCCGCCGTCCTCCTCGATCTTCAGCGTGTTGCTGTTGCCGTATTTACCGCTCACAAGCACACCGTAGTTGTCGGGACGGAACTTGTTTATCAGGGCTTTCAAACGCCCCACACTGCCCGGAAGACTGTGCCCGTACACCGGACGCCATTCCTCACTCGTGACAAGCAGAAGTTCCCAAAGGTTACGGCGGAAACCGGTCAGCTTGTTATTGGATGAACTCAAGCGTTTGAACTCTTCCATCAACGCGTTCAGCACCGAAGCGTTCCAGGTGTATTCCTTCTTCACATCCTCGGGAAGAGCGACCATCTCACCGTTCTTGTCGTAACGGTAATCCTCGAAAAAGTTCTCGGCCTTCTCGTCTTTCTTCACTATGTTACGGATCATTTCCTGTCTCATTTGTTTCTCGGGTTCGCCATGACGCTCAACCCAACGTTTCTTGTATTTCTCGGGAAGGGAGGAATAGGCATACAGAGCCGGATTATTTTCACCACCGCCACGGGAAACGACATCCAGTTTTTCTCGGGACAGCTGGCTATTCAAAGTGCCTTTGGGCATTATATCCAGCAACTCTTTGTAAGTTACACACAATATATTATCAAAGTATTCCATCTCCCAGCTTGATTATCAATCCTCTAAATCATTCAAAGGGACATGCTTCTTCAGCAGCCGCACGGAGATCCCGAAATTCAACACTACGAGAAGTTCCAGCAGCGGATTAATAAAAAAAATAGAGAGCAGGATCCCGAAACTCATACAGAAGTAAAGCACGCAAAAGCGCTGTTTTCGTTTCAGACGAGCAAACCAGTGCAGCTGGTCGCTGAACAATGTCATCAAATCATTTTTCATGGCTACTTGTATTTTGAGGATTACCACCTACTTTGGATCCACCGCGCTCAATGGCGAGCTTACGAATGGAACGGGCCAGTTTGCTGTTCTTACGGAAGGCAAGCGCATGACTCACCATCACGTTTGTACAGCCCATCAGTTCGGCAATTTTATTCACCTCACCGTATTCTACAACTATTCGTTCTTTCATACTATCTAATATTTAAATTATCGTAGTGGGCAGTCGCGGATTCGAACCGCGGACCATAACCTCTCCATTATAGGAGTTTAGTTTGTTCTACCAGCTGAACTAACTGCCCGAGAAAATTATTAAAGCTCCTTTATCGCATCCTCCGGAACACATATTACAGTCCAAACCTGACCATTTTTCATATAATCGATATTATATTCCCGCACGAACGTACAAATGTTATAATCCCAGTCACGAACTATACCATCAATGATCTCACCATTTCTCTTGGTGATTCTCACACTTTGTCCCTTTTTAAATTTTACTTCCATTTTGCTTCTTTTTAAATTCTCATTGTTACCTCAAGCCTTTTTTGTAGCTTTGGGGCGTGTTTAAACTTTAATCACGTGGCAAATATAGTCTAAGTTTCTTAGACAACAAAGTGTTAATCCAAATAATTTAGATTTATGAGCGTTTTTTCTAAGAATCTTAGATATCTAAGGGAGAGTAGGGGACTTAAATTAGATGAATTTGAGTTTCTGGGCATCAAAAAAGGTACAATGTCAAACTATGAACTGGGTAATACAGAACCTAAATTGAGTTTGTTATGTGAAATATCTAAGTTTTTTAGAATATCAATCGACGACTTTCTTTTAAAAGATATAGAAGCCGAAAAAATTACACCAGTAGTAACGGAAACAGCTCCTCCAGAAACAGCTAACAATAATTTTAGGGAGCTTCTGGATGTTTTAAGGGAAAAAGACTCCACCATTCGAGAAATGGCAGAGGAAATAGGGATGCTCAAACAGACAATTACACAACTTAAACAGGACAAGTCGGGGCGTGTTTCGGATGCAAGCGATTCTACGGTTGCCAATGCCATCTAAAACGTGTTTTATGGGGAAAGGGAGGTAAAAACAGTTAAATCACTATTTTACAGCAGAATATATAAAAATACAGGGGAGTAAATAAATATTATCTATATACAATTTACCCCCTACAATATTATAAAAACCGATGAATACCAAATAAAAAAAAGATATTTCCCCGTTTTATTAGAACAAAATAGGCACAAAAATGAATAACCAAATGAATAAGCAATCAAAACATTTCGTTTTTGTAATAGCTTAAATGAATAACCAAATGAATAAGCAAGTGAATAACCTTTCCACTTTTTAAGACGTTCAAAGCGTTCAAACGGATAAATACAGCCTTCCATCATAGTTTGACACTTATAAGGGCAAAAAAAGCCGCTTTTGCGGCTTTTAATTGCGTTCTAAGGCATTTTATCCCTTTCTGGTACATGTTATCAAGCGAGACTGAATAATCATTGCACGTTTCGTGTATTTGGCAATGTCATCAACCAGTCCAGCATGTAAAAGACTACTCTTAGTGATTCCGACCTGTTTCTCCGTCAGAGTTTCAAAAATGGCCGATATACTACCAAAGTAGATGTTCTTTTTCTCAAAAATCAAATGTACATGGATAACTTTACTCATGATATATAGTATTTATTTCACTGCAAATATACCAAATATCAGCTATATGGAATAATTTTAATAAATAAAAATAGGAGAGAAGCGAAGCGCTCCCCTACTCCACTTGCATAAATTACACCATTTGGTTATCTTTGTATATGGAAGTATGGCCTGGGCAAAGCATCGGAGTGAAATAATACCATACTGCCTGAATTCTCCCCTAATCCACTCCTAATGTAAAGAGATTCATTTGAACGGCGTTCAAACAAGGTTCAAATGTAAGCTCGATGTAAAGCGATGTAAACGCTTCGTTTTTCCACCCAGCTCACTCCTACCCCGTTCTAACGCTTTGAAAACCAAAGCAATCAGATATTTTCAGACCGACCGAACTTTGACACGCATCGTTTCTCCCCCCTTATCTATACACAGGAAGGTCTTTCCAATAATCATATATTTGCACCGATGTATAAGCGTGAAAAAACACGATAAAGATACTCATCACAAACCGGGTGATGTTAAGTGCTTCAGACTCCTGCTTATTTATTATCATTTTTTTATCTAAATCAATAAATATTCTTCATGCAAAGATATACCATTATTGAAAAGATAAAAAATAAAGAGAGAAAAATCACTTCTTTATCAAATTCGACTCTTCATCCTTATACTCCTTAGCTGTTGTAAACACATGCTTTATCTTCGTAAATGCTTGCAACACCCGCTTCCAAAAGCTTCTTGACAAGGAACCCCCACCTACTGTCCCATATCCTGTTACAGCACGCACTTTAGAATTTCTAAGAAAAGCAAGACGCCCATATTCACGAAGGCCGAATGCCAAAGCTCCATCTTCACCGCGGATGATATGAGTGCGAATACCAACCTTTCTAGCCTCTTCTGTCCGATAAGCAAATACCAAACCGCGTACGCTAAGTTCCGGACGCTTGAAAGACAGCAACCACAAATAGCAATCACGAGAAAGTGTATATAGGTAAAGTCCGATACGCGAATGCTGCTTATCAGGATAATAGCCCCATGTTGCACTAACCCCCATCACATCAGGGTTCTTCTCCATAACCTCAATCATGGCGTCTACATAAGTGGGAGGATAAAGTGTATCTGCATCAATATTTATATGATACTTTCCACGCGCATTCATCAGCCCGCAAAGGCGGGCATGGCCGCAACTATGATGCAACTCTGTATAAAATGGTAAGCCAACAGCACTGTAAATGTCGGCAGTGCGGTCCTGGGAATCATTATTTACCCCGATGATTTCAATGGGATAACGGGTTTTCATCTCACTCAACGCCCACAAACAAGCCAGCAAATGCTTCTCTTCATTATATGCAATAATGGAAACTGTAACCAAAGGCGTAGTGCTTTGAAGCCGTTTCAAATTGGAACATACTTCCGAAATGATTCCGGCAAAAGCCACCTCATCGAAACTTTTCTCATAAACCTGCAAATAGCGACTGTACCAACTCATAATCAAATTATATTAATTATCTCTATCCTGCATAGGATGAGAAAGTAATGACTCAAACAATTCAATCCACTGTGCGCCAACAACATCCATCTTATATTCGGCAGCTTTCCGCCGTGCTTCCTGCCCCATCCCACGGCGTAATTCTTCATCTTCAATCAAATGTTTGATGCCATCGGCAAGCCCTGCAACATTCCCTTCAGGGATCAAAAGCCCATCTTTCCCATCAGCAATAATATCACGCGGTCCACAATGGCAAGTAAAAGCTACGACCGGAAGCCCACAGGACATCGCTTCTACAATGACCAATCCGAAACCCTCGAAACGCGAACTCAACACAGACAAAGAACTTTCACGAAACTTGGAAACGACGTCTGAAACAGAATGTTCAAGGAAACAACAATTCGTCAATCTCAGTTCCTCTACTTGCTGCTGCAACTGGTCACGCAGGTGTCCATCACCATAAATTTTCAAAATCCAGTCAGGATGTTTCTCTGCCACTATACGCCAAGCATCTATTAAACGGTCAAAGCCTTTTTGCGCAACATAGCGTCCCACAGCAATGACTTGCTTATGAGTACAATCAGAAACGATATCAGGAAAAAAGGATACAGGATTAGGAATAACGCAGACATTCTGCAATTCGGGCCAGAAAGCAGCATCTTCGTGCGTCAGGACTACAAACTTCGACAACTGACGTAACTCACGTATTAATGATCTCATCCAGTGACGTTCAATATAGGTATTAAGCCAGGAAGGTAACCAGGAAATATTAAAGTTACGATAATGGATACGGTCAAAATGAATTTCTCCCATCTTCACACTACCATCGGTCATTTGGTTAATAACATTTATATCACGTCGCAACAGTGACACCGTAATATCAGGTTTCACTGCACAAAGGCATTCGTTCAGTTTTGTTTTCAGTATGCGCATACGTTTCTGATAAAGCCATACCCGACGAGGAAACGCGTAACGATAAGGTTCTTCAAAATCGATATTCAGTTGATGTAACTCAATGGAAGGAGCCAGAGGAAAATAAGGAGGTTTGTCCCCTCCATCTGTCAGAATGATATGAATCTCATATCCGTGTTGAACCAAATAATTGACTTTCAACGTAAGAACACGCTCCATACCACTGGGATAATAAAGGGCGGGAATGCAATAAGCTATCCTAGTTTTCTTCATATAACGGACCTCTTGTTTGTTGCTTTTACAAAGAAACCATTTTTTTTGCATATATATCTATTTGTGAGAGAAAAAATCAAGAGAGAAAATGTATATTTGTAGACATAAGATAAAAAAGAAGGATAAAAGGGCCATGAATACACTTGTCTCCATCATCACCGTCAATTACAACGGTCTTGCTGATACCTGCGAAATGATAGATTCATTCCGCAAATATGAAACCTATCCCTATGAAATCATAGTGGCAGATAATGGTTCGCGCACTCCCGAAGGTGAAGAAATCAAAAAGCGATATCCGGAAATAAAGGTTATACAAAATACCAACACCGGATTTGCCGGAGGCAACAACGCAGGCCTGAAAGTAGCCCAAGGAGAATACCTCTTCTTTCTCAATAACGACACACTGATACAGAAGCCAATGCTGGAAGCACTGGTGAGGCGACTTGAAACCGATAAGATGAACGGTGGTGTCTCCCCCATGCTGAAATACAGCTATGCACCCGATACGTTGCAATATGCAGGTTTCACCCCCTTCAGTCCCATCACATTGCGAAACGCCTCCATCGGATTCAATGAAAAAGACCAGCCCCAATACCGGATGGCCCGCGAAACAGCTTCACTACATGGCGCCGCTATGATGGTACCCCGTCATGTGCTGCAGCAAATAGGCCCCATGACGGAAGTCTACTTCCTGTTTTACGAAGAATTCGACTGGTCGGCCCGCATGCACCGCGCCGGATACAAACTGTGGTATGAGCCGGCCGCCGTAGTCTACCACAAAGAAAGTATGACAGCTCGGAAAGGGACCCCACTAAGAGAGTTTTACTTATCGCGCGCTCGTATCCTCTATGCACGCCGAAATATATCGGGAGGAAAGAAAATCCTGTCATGCCTCTATCTCTCCCTCATCGCCGCTCCCAAGAAAGCTGTGATGTATCTGCTTCATGGTAAATACCGGTTAACAATATCTGTTCTCCACGGTACACTCCAAGGACTTATCACTTCAAAATTGTAGTCTACTAAAAAAAACATCTGAAAGTCAAGATATTCTAACCGGCAAACACTATCTTTGCGCCTTTTTATATTATTTTATCATGAACAAAAATGTACTTTAACTCTCTGCATAGACGGCAGAGAAGAACTTCACATTGAATGCGAAGCAAAACACAAGAAGAATCCGTTACTGGACCAGTTGGAAATTATCTCAGAAGTTATTCCTTATCTGTTGGCAGACAAAGACAAGAAGCACCTCTCCGACAGTGAAAAACGAATGTTAGGACACATTCGCAGAAGCACAAGAGAAATTGGTGGACACCAAACGAGTAATAACCAGTAAAGTTGTGTAACACAAAAGATTATGCTACACAACCACATAAACCTACCGGTAAGAAGAGCTCCTCCATTTATTTTATTTGAAAAAAAATGCGCAAAAACAGTTCTGTAGGGATTACACTCCATAATGAATTTAAAAAAGCCCCGACAATTACAACAGAGCCTGTTAGTACTTCATTAACCCTACATTTGTACGTTTTTATACATCAATAATAATATGTAATTTCGCACCATATTTAAGAACGATACAACTGCCGAACAGCTTTCCCCCCACACTATGAAGCCCTTCTATCCTTCCTGAATAAAAACTAAAAATTAACCAACTCATTAAACATGAAAAAATTTGCATGGTTTAAACACCCCAATGACCTGTCGAACGACAAAAGGTTATCCGCACTCATTGACCATGAAGGAGGAAGAGGATACGGAACGTATTTGTACATCATCGAAACCCTTCACATCCAACCGGACGGAAAACTCTCTTTCCAGCAACTGAACACCATGAATAGAAAAGGATTCGGAAAAGCGTACATGAGGAAAATCATCCAAAATTACAAGCTCTTCATCATAAAAGGAGAAGAGTTCGAGTCAACCATCAGCTATAACTCACCTGCAAAAGACAGTATGGAAACTGCACCGAATCTGCCGGACAACTCACAAGAAACTGATGAAGAACTACCAGAGAACAAGGAAACTCTTGATAAAAACAAAGAGATGGGAAATGATGATAATTCGCAGAATTCCAACAACAAAGAAGGAAAACCCGGCTTCACGCGCGTAAGAGGAGATAAGAGTAGAGAAGAGCAGAGAAGAGAAGATGAGAATAGAAACAACGACTTCGTCGTTGAAAAGAACGGCGACGACGACGGAGAATTACAAGCTGCGCAAAATGCCATGCCGCCTTTCCGTCCCTGGCGAGAACTGATAGACAGCCTTGCACAAGACAGCGAATGGAAGGACAGAGTCTGCATGACAAGCGGCTTCAGTTCCCTGTTGAGCAGACGATTCAAAGAGGCACTGGAAATATTCAAGGACCATGTTCTGCTTCACGGAAAGGAGAAAAGCATAGACAGTCCGGAGGAAGCCCGCAATTATTTCAACAACTATACCAAAGAGCAACGCACCTCGCAAGCCCTGCATGCAGCATTGCTTGCCCTCGATGTCGGGCAGCCATCCGCCACCCCACCCGACCCCCACCGCTACGAGCAGCTCGTCAACGGCCGGCGCACCTATCTGGGCTGCCCCATCCCCGATGATGCCCCACCCCGACCGGACGCGACCGCTTTCTGGAACGAGGCAACGCATTCGTGGAGCTCACAAAACACCGCACCCAAGCCCCCAAAACGCCACACCTGAGCGGAGTAAACGCCACACCCGAACGCCTCCAATGCCACACTTCAGCAAGACCGATGCCACACTTCGTGGTCGTCCAAGTGTGGCACCGGCACCCGCGAAATGTGGCATCGCGGGCGTTGAAGTGCGGCATCAGCAAACGATTTTTAAAAGTATAAACTTAAAACAATCCAACGAACAATGAGAAATTTTCACCAGTACGGAATAGACACTAAAGGCCGCAACAGCGGCAAAATCAAAACCATCTGCCCCCAGTGCAACGACACCCGCGGACACAAAGGAGACAAATCGTTCTCCGTCAACCTGAACGAAGGAGTATGCTACTGCCATCACTGCGGCTACAAACTCTACGTGCCCGACGATGCCGAAGAACGCCAACGCCAACAACGCCGGGAACAACGCCGGAAAGCCAGCCAACTGCCCTCACACTTCCGCCGCCCCACCTTCGACCCTGCAAAAGCAAAGTTGAGTGAGAAACTGGAAAAATACTGGACGCAAAAACGCTGTCTCGCCCAAAACCTGCTCGCCGAACTGCACATCACTGAAGAATGCATCAAACTACCGGGTAGCAACGAGATAGAGAATTGCCTCTGCTTCAATTACTTCGAGAATGGTGTACTCATCAACACCAAGTACCGCAGCGCACTGAAACACTTCAGAATGGTGACCGGCGCCGAACTCATCCCATACAATATCGATGCCATTGCCGACACTCCGGAGTGCATCATCACCGAAGGCGAATTCGATGCCTGCGCCTTCATGACTGCCGGGCGGAAAGACGTCATCTCCGTGCCCGCCGGTGCGCAGAGCAACCTCACATGGATGGACAGGTTCGTGGAGTCGCACTTCGAACCCAAGAAAGTGATTTACATCGCTGCCGACGAGGACGGAGCCGGACAAGCGCTGCGCCATGAACTCGTCCGCCGCCTGGGAGCGGAGCGTTGCCGCCTGGTACACTTCGGCCCCGGATGCAAGGACGCCAATGAACATTTGATTCTTTACGGCGCTCAAAGTCTTCTCATCACTTTGGCGCAAGCCGAAGAGATCCCGCTGGAAGGCGTATTCACCGCCGAGGACTACCGGGAAGACCTGCGTGCCCTCTTCGAAAACGGGCTGTGCCGTGGTGCCGATACGGGTTGGGAAAACTTTGATGCGAACTGCACTTTTGAGACCGGGCGGAACGTTGTGGTGTCGGGAATGGCTGGACACGGGAAATCCGAATTCGTCGACGAACTTGTCCTGCGCCTCTGCCTGCGCCATGAGTGGAAGATAGCCTACTTCAGCCCCGAAAACTTGCCAGTCAATTACCATCATGCCAAGCTGATTGAAAAGTTGACCGGACTGCAATTCGGCCCCGGCCCGGGCATGACGGAAGAGCTGTACAACCACGCTGTGAACTGGCTGACAGCCAACGTGACGCACATCTTGCCGGGCACCGAGGCCTGCACCATCGACCATATCCTAGAGAAAGCCCGCCAACTGGTATACCGTCGCGGAGTCCGCATCCTCGTCATCGACCCGCTGAACCGCCTGGACCAGCAATTGGAACCGGGGCAGACGGAACTGATGTACATCACCTCGCTGCTGGGCAAGCTGGGACGCTTCGCCGCGCAACATAAATGCCTGGTCATCCTCGTGGCGCACCCGCGCAAGATGAACCGCAACACCGCCACCGGAGAACTGCGCCGGGTGGAGATGAACGACATCAACGGTTCGGCCAACTTCGGCAATATGTCCGACTACTGTCTCTGCGTGAACCGCGACGATGCCAAACAACTTGTCACCGTCTACATAGACAAAGTCCGTTTCAAGCACTTGGGTAGCGGCTATACCCATGCCAAGTTTGTCTACAACCGCATCAACGGGCGTTACTGGCCTTGCGAGGAAGACATCGTGCACGGACCGGACGGTGACAAACCGGGACCGGTAAACACTAAATTCGATAATGAAAATTGGTTAAAAAACAATTCCGATCAAGGTTGTTTATTCGATTAATAATCAGTATATTTGTATATATTTTAAAGCAGTAAACAACCTAAACTTTAACGCATGAAAAAAGAAGATGATTCAAACCTTGACGCCCACTTCCCGATACGTACTTACGGGAAAGGCGAACTGGCAATGTGCTACATTCGCGGGGTGTGCCAGCATACCGCCGTCAAGCAATTCAACGAGTGGATACGCACGGCTCCGGGACTGGAAGAACGTTTGCTGGCCACGGGTATGAAGCGCGGTAGCAGACACTATACGCCTGCACAGGTACAACTCATCGTCAATGTTTTCGGGGAACCTTAAGGTTCCCCGTTTTTTTGCACTTCAAAATCGACTCTATCGTCCCTTATTCTCCCATAACGTCCTGTAGCCTCCCTTAACGTCCCTCCTCCCTTGCCTCATGCTGTACCTTTGTTGCATCAACGTTGAAAAATTGATTATTAACTATTAAACATTACTCAACATGTCAAACGCTTTAGTAGTGCGCACACAGCGCCACAAGAAAATCGGAGACGCAGCATCTCCGATGGTTTTCACCCTGAAACGTAAATCGAAAGATGCAAAGATCTTCGACCTCGAACGCATCGCGCAGGACATCGAAGCCTTGGGCGGAATGTCGGCCGAGGACGTGGTACACGTCGGTAAAGCCATTGTGCGCCAGATGCGCCAGGTGATGACCGACGGTAACAGTGTCCGCCTAGACGGTTTCGGAATTTTCCACACCACCTTTAAATGTCGCGCCACCGAAGTGGCCAAGGACTGTACGGTGAAAAATATCGAACGTGTCAACATCCGTTTCAAGGTGGCCAACACCTTGCGTCTGGTGAACGACAGCAATGCCAGTACCAGAGGGGGTGCCAATAACATCACCTTCGAATTAGTGTCCGAAGACGGCAGCTCGTCCGGTGGCAATTCCGGTGGCGGAAATACTGGTGGCGATGGCGGAGACGGCGGTATTGAGGATGATCCGCTGGGATAGGGTCTAAAGCCGGAGGCTTTGGAAATTAAAAATTAAAGAATTAAAAATTAAAGGCTGCGCAGCCTGCTTATCATTTATCACTAATCACTAAAAAACTCTCTTATGAAAAAAACGACTTGGGACAAGATTTTGAAGGTAATCATCGCGGTGGCTTCGGCTATAATAGGCGCTTTTAGTGCGAACGCGATGAATTTGTAAACACGTATGAGGAAGATCGATTTAATCGTCATCCATTGCAGTGCCACCCGCGAGGACCGCCCCTTTACCGAGCACGACCTGGACACCGCCCACCGCCTCCGTGGTTTTGATGGTATCGGCTATCATTTCTACGTTCGCCGTAACGGTGATATCAAGTCCACACGCACGGTCGAGAGGGTCGGTGCCCACGCGCGTGGGTACAATGCTCACTCAATCGGTATCTGCTATGAGGGTGGACTGGACAGCCACGGACTGGCAAAGGACACCCGGACGGAGTGGCAGCGACATTCGTTGCGGGTACTGGTGCGGGCGCTGAAAATGGATTATCCGGAGGCACGGGTAGTGGGACACCGGGATCTGAGTCCGGATGTGAATGGAAACGGGGAGGTGGAACCGATGGAGTGGACGAAGGAATGTCCGTGCTTTGAAGTGGAGAAAGAGAGGTGGTGACACCTCTCTTTCTCTATTATTCTTCTATCCCATGTGCCGTATGAATAAACTTCTTGTTCGCCTCTTTCAAACGGAACAAATTGATAAACATCAGCAAAAATGAATAAGGAACAAAACAAATAGCCTTTACCAGACGCCACTTCCAGAAACGACGGGGAATAGCAACAGCCAACGCTAATAATAGCACCCCAAATATCACCCACCATTTATAAGCCAATGCCGGGAACCATATAGAAAAACACACTGAAAAGATAAAGGTAAACCCCAACAATAACACCCGCGAAAACGAGGCTTGTTGAAAAAGTTTATCGCAAAAATCCCATTTTCGATCACGAATAGCCGGAAACAGATGATTCACAAATTCACCAAAACTATAGTACTGGGCAGACAACCAGCGTCGCCTTTGCTGATAGAAGTTCTTGGTTTTCTGTATTTTCTCATCCAGCACATAGGTATCCGGCAAATAATGAAAAAAGATGCGATGATAAAGCAGCTTCATTTCCAAAACCCGATCAAACCCTCCAACTGAAGTGTTACTCATCATAGCTTTATAAAACAAAGAATACTCAAAAGCCATACCGGAACCTATCAAAGCTGCCGACATCCCTAAATTCACATGCCCCAAACGGAATATAGAGTTATTGATTTCCTCACTGATAGCATCCAAATAGGCCATATTAGTATTCAGGTTCTTTGCAATACGATGCGTTTGAACCACCTGTACTTTAGGATAAGCAAAAGCACTATTCAGTTCCACAAGATAGGAGGAATTGATTATATTATCAGCATCTATTATCAAAGCAATATCATAGGAATCCTTACCCAAATATTCAAGGGCAGCTTTCAGAGATTTTGTATTTGTACTCTTCTCGAAATCTACCTGAAGCAGTTTTATAGGTAATGCACGCAGTTTCTCATTTGTAGAAGGTTGCATGTGATCTGAAATCACCACTACATCATATCTGTCACTCGGATAATCTTGTACCAAACAAGCCTGTACCGTATCCATTATTACAGCATCTTCCCGATATGCCGCAATCAATAATGCAATCCGTTTATGTTCCTTAGCCGGAGCCATTTTAGCAGGTTTACGGCGAAGTGATGCTAAGCTATAAACTAATAAATACAATATGTTTATTGCAAACAATACGTATAAAACCCAATCGAGTATAAGCAGTATCTGTTCCAAAATTAATTTTTTATGTAGATGATGCTACAAATATACAAAGAATGACTGAAATAATCATCATTTCTTAAAAAAAGAAAATGTCCCATTTTTCACTTTGGGACATAAAAAAACGAGCAAGCTCTCACGAACCTCTCGCCTCTGTAAGAAAAGCCTTTAAGGCTTTTCTTTTAAACTGCATCATTGTTACCTAAAAATCAATCTTCTTTTTACCAAAAATAAAACTTCTAATTACCTATAAAAACAAACTTTCTCTTTTACCTTTTATACCTAATTACCTATTTTCTTAATCCAAATTTTAGCCTATGAAAAACTATTAACTAAATCTTTTTACCCTAACTAATCCTTTATTGAAAACTAAAAAACTAATTTATTTAAAAGTCAAAATCATGAGCAGTTTCTCAACTGCGATACAAAGGTATGAAAAAATCCCGTGCACGCAAACAGTCGCACGAAAAAACATGTGTTTTATAACATATTTTTAAATTTATCCAACTTTGTTTACGGTTATAATCACTTTCGAATACTCTCATAATCAT